ACTAACGCCTAATCCTTTCTCCGAGGACACGTTTGGCGACGCTGCAAGGGCTTGTGTAATACCCGCAACGTCCAAAATCTTCATTAGGTAGTACTCAAGCATATTCGTCCATTCGGCTGCTTGCTTACCTAATCCTCCCTCCAACTCTTGAATAGACGACGCTCCGGTTACAACCTTACCCATCACCATTGAGGACTTGTAAAGTTGCGTACCGTTCTGACGACGAATCTGAATAAGGTCAAGGGGCTTCATTACCCCGTCACCAAGTGAAATATTTTGAAGAGCTGTAACGTCAATCGCAAAACCTTTCGGTGCTGCTGCCCAAACCGCGGCTTGGAGTTTAAGCCATGAGTGCATTGTCGCGTCGTATAGCGGCAAACAACGCTCGGTAATACTCATGCCTTCTACACGCTCAACGAAGTAGGATGATTTAGCCTCGTCCTTAGTTTCCTTGACGATGTTCTTCTGACGACCGTAATCAAACAAGAACTGTGTGCCGAGGATATACTTACCCTCGTAAATCACCATGTTTGATACTATATCGGTCTTGCGCTTGCGACCGTCGGCATACGGGGCTTTTTCCTTGCGCTCGGTGTCTTTGTCGTAGATATACTTACCGTCTTTAGTCTCTCGGCCTGTGTAATAGGTTAAGTCGTTAGACAAATACTCAAATTCAAGAACATCTACCTCGAAGTCTTCCCAACGGAATCTGTTTGTTACAGGGTCACGAACATCGTAGAACTCCCATGTATTGGTAAGTCCGAGGCTTGGGAAGTAGGTCTTTGCCACTTCTCGCACCTTTTCTTCCGAATACCCCTCGTCAACAAGTACGTTGCGAATTTCTGCAAGACGGTACTTTTCAAGGTGTCCTATGAAGTTCGGGGCTTTCTCGCGCAAATCATCTACCCATGCCATTACAAGCCTTTTGGGTGCGATGTGCTTAATCTTTGTCGCTCCTGTCTTTTGGCAGACGTACTGCTTGCCGCAAATGAAGTTACACTCGATTAAGTCGTCAACGCTCTTAGTGCGAATATCCGGCCACGACGAAATATCGAAAGTGTGCTGTGCGATGTCCTCAATAGCGGTTTCATACGCTAATTTGAAGCCCCCTAATTTATCGTAGAGTTCAAGTTCCTGCTCGTTCTGAGGCTCCCATTGGTTGTGTTTTACGGGAAGTCCTGCTTTGACTTTAAGTTGCTTGAACTTAGCCTCATAGAACATTCGCCACTTCATCGTCTTGCGCTCGGCAATACTTTGAGGGTTAAGGCTATTGGCTTCTACTTTGTAGTCCGAGGATGATAGTATGGACTGAATGATGGCCCGAACCTTTGGGGCGTAGGACACGATACGAAAGTCCACGTTGGCGTATCCTTTTCTTGCAAAGTTCTTTCTCGCAAGTTCGGGCATATCCTTCGTCGCGCCCGTGAACCAATCCTTGTAAACACCGTTGTCCTGACGGCCTTCAAGGTATGAACGATACATAGTGAAGACGTTGGAATTATCGTAACCCCAATACGTTGCGTTAGTCGAAAAACGCGACCAAATCGCATCTGCCACACGTTTGCCCCACTCTTTTTTCTCTTTCTTTTCGGGGTCAATATCGTCGGGAGGAAACGTAACTGCTGTACCGGCGTAGCGTATCATTGCTAACAAAGATAGTTTAACACTTCATTAAGCATTTTTTGTTTCAAAGAATGTTTAGAGAAACGTATATTTGGGGCATGAGTAACAAGACTAACCCCGACCACTACAAAAAGCACTCGAAAGAAGTGTGGCAAATGATGATTGACGTTTATGGCGTGGAGAAAACCGTAGCGTTCTTTGAGGTTTCAGCGTTTAAGTACAGAATGAGGGCAGGGCTTAAAGGAACTGAGTCAATCACTGATGATATTGAAAAGGCTCTTAAATGCGAAAGCATGATTGAGCAAATCAAAAGTCAATACTCAAACGTCCCAAACGGACTGTCGTAATCCTTCGGTCTTTGGTCGTCGAAACTTTGAGGGTACTTGGAATAAGCGCCTACCAAAGCAACACCACTCGCAGCAGTTAAATCTCGGTTGGTCATATCGTCCGGCCCGTTAAGCGCATACCAATCCTCCAAAATGTTAAGGTGGTTTTCGTATTGTCCGTAACGCTGAATGTACTCTTGGACACGGCTCAAAATATCGGTCTTACTTGCTCCGGTAGTCTTTATGCCGGGCATTGAAAGTGGCGCGCCGAAGTGGTCTATAAGGTGCAAAAGGTAGCCATGATAACCCCAATCTCTGAACTTGTCGGCAATAAGCGGCCAGTTCATTTCGGGAAACGCAAAAGCACCGTACAAGATACAAGCCTTTAGCATCTCCTCTGCAAACTGCTCAGGTTCAGGTGGACGGTTTACATAGTCCAAAACAAACTTATTGGACGACCATTGTTCGATAGGTTTATCTTCGTCGTCAATCAGATAATCACGGCGATAGAACATTGCACCCGCGCCTTTTGAGCCGTCGGACACAATATCTTCTTCCCTAAAGCCATAGGGGTCAATACCTAAGATGAACTTTCCACACACCGAAGGGTCAGGCATCCATCCGTCAATCGTGGGGTCGTAGACCTTCTTATTTCTAAGTTCCGGCTCAGGGATAAACGACACATGGAACATTCCCGTTGGGTCGTCCACAACTCTCACGTCACCGCCAAAGTCTGCCTTCCATTCAAGACTCACGGTTCGGGTCAGCGATGATCGGCGTGTAAATCTGAGATAAGAAATACGATTACGAAGGATAGCCACGTTAAAGCCCGACGTTGAGCGGCCCGTTGTCATACCCTCGCGCAAGGTGTTTGGAAAGTCGCGCATTTCGCTTATCAACCTTTCCTCGTCACCCGCAGCGCTCAAAGCACTTCTCTTGTTTTCTAAAGCCGTCTTTGCGCCTACGCTTGTAAATGTCCCGTCGGTTGTTTCCACGGGTTTTTTCGGGTCGTCAATAATCGGCATACCGAACTTATCAAAGAACCCGTCAAGTCCGTCAAAGGCCGGTTCCATATACACCAAAAGACCTGAGCGCGTCTGCCCGTTTCTATCCCTGTCCTCAAAGTATGAGTCCTTAATCAAAGACTGAAACTGACGACCACCGCCGCTATCCATTTCACCAAACGTCGAGGATATAAGCGATAGGCCGTGGTAGCGGAAACCCTGTGAGATACATTTACGGTGAATACTCCACCATTCGTTGAGGTCGTAGACCGAGTTTTCAATCTTACCGCCCTCATCCCTCATACAGAAGTGTAGCATAGTTCCGTCGAACGCCCTTTCGCCACTTGCACGGGGTTCTATCCATCCTTCGTGGGCTAAAACTTGCCTGTCCGTTACACCTAAGTTTGTCCTATCTGCCGGAAACTGAAAGTTCAATCGCTCTTTTGGATTACTCGAACCGTCGTGTGCGGGTTTGAAAAAGAACGGTAACTTTTGCCACGGCTTAATCACTTGGTCAAGGTAAACCGTTGTTGCTTTCTCGTCGTTCAAACTCTGAATACCCCCGTTTCTCTGACGGGCCTCGGTGACAATACAATACCCAATCGCGCAGTCCATTGACGTCGAACCTTTACGTCTACGCTTGGGGTTAATCATCCCCGCAACCGTCCGTGTGGGCATTTCCACATAGAATCCTTCCTTAGAGTCCTCGCCGCGAACCGTGAAGTCTATTCCGGCGTCCGATAACTTCTTGCAGAAATCATTTACCCCGTCCTCGCCGTATAGCTTGGAAAAGTATCGAATCTTTGGCGACCCTTGTTCACGGTAATATACCGCGTACTGATACCATGCTTCATGCGTAGTATAACAATACCGGACAAAATGAAATCGTCTGCGGTCGTTGTCGCGGTAATCGGGCCGTCCGTTTGAACCCTTTCTATTATTGGTAATCGACCAATAGTTGAGGTAGAAGTAATGCCACGGGTCAATGTACGTTGGCTTGCCGTTGATAAACGTCCAATAGCCTACATACCTCCTTTTAATCTCCCGCTTAATCCATTCTATCTCGTCGGCGTAGTACTTCTTGTTGTCGCGGAGTTCTTGATACACGGTTTCGACCGATACCGTTTTACCCTTAGACACCCCGTACTTTCTCTTGATAACCGGAATGATATTGGCAATCTTGTCCGGCATTGTCTGATACCGGAATACCTGTTCTTCGGGCTTTAACCCATACCCGTCAACGTACTTAATGGCTTCATCCCATGACACGGGGTGGCCTAATTGTTCGGAGTAGAAGTCAGTAAGCGACGGCAATAGTATTCGCTGCGGTCGCAAAATGTCGTCATATTGGTTGACTAAGAACTGACTATCTTCCTGAACGTAATCACTCACGGGTTAGTTTATTTTCTGAATATGACGGGTTCTATCCCAAAGAAAACACCGTTTCGGTAGTAGTGTATTTCGCCGTTAGTCTTTTCCTTAGACCAATCAAAGCCAAATTGTACGTTGAAGTGCATTTTATTGTCGGCGTTTAGGTTGTGATGTGGGTTTTGGGTGCAATCCATTACGGTAATACTTTATCAAACACGTTTCCATTGTTGGCCCATTCGACCATGTACTCCTCCGGCATAATGCCCAAATTCTCGTCGGCCAAAAACTGCATCAAATCGCCCTCTAACTCACGGGACTTCTCACCCATCAAAATGCGGTCACGGGCTGAAACAAGTTCCTCCCTACACATCGTAATGGCCTCTTGCAAGGTCTTGGCTTCCTTAATGTCCGATACGTCCTCTAAACTCTTTTGGAGTAAGTTGTAGTAACGAAGTTCCTGAGTACGCGCAAGTGACCAATCCTCTGAGTTTTGAAGCCGGAGGAATAGGATAGCCATTCGACGAAACGCCGCGTTCTTAAACAAGGCAATATCGTTGACGTACTCAGGATACTCGTTGTTGTGGTTAGGGTTAATGTTCAAAAATCTCAAAGCCCAATCCTTACGCTTGGAAAGGTCGGGATAGACCTCAATGCCCGGCGAACCCGGCCCGTACATAAGGCACAAATACCGCATAGGCAACTCGTAGTTAATCCCATGCGGCAATCCTTCGTTGTTGGCAAAGACTCCCGAGTGTCGCCAAAGGTCGGCATACCTCGTCACAACGCTTGTTTGGTCGTCGAGTTGGTCTACACGGTATTTGGCTTTCGAGAAGTCCATTACTTACGGTTAGGCTTGTTGCGCGGGTTTTTCTTAATCGGCTTCTTGCCCGTGGCTTTTGACTTGATATTCTGCTTGGAATTTAGGCTGTCAAGTCGGGATTGAAGACCGATAATCTTCTGCTCAAGTCCGTTTGTATAGTCCTCAAGTTCTTTAATGCGTCTTATGGTTTCAATCTGACGGTCTTCGAGGTTTGTTGTCCTCGCTTGAAGGGCCGCAATCTGAGCCGTGATCTTACCGAACTCGTCGCGCCAACTTTTTAGTGTCTCTTTGAAATTGAGTTCAAGCGCGTTGAAACTTGCCTTAATATCCGTGACTTCTTTGCCGACGGAAAACCAATTACCCATCTTTCCTAGACCCATTGTTTTGAGTGTTAAAGTGTTAAAATTTCTTTCGCGTCCGCTAATGTAATACCTTTTTGCTGCATTCGGTACAACAATTCGTCGTTAAAGTTGTTAACAAAGCGCACGAACAAGGGGTTGACCATAAACGTGTTACCATGCTTGTCCTCCACATAAGCCCTGTGTATTATAGCGCCTATCTCCTCCTCGAAGGATAGGAATAACCCGTGGAAATAGCCGTCCGAGCCGTGGACTAAGACATCTATAATCTCGCCGTCCCACTGATAGTCCGGTGGCATGAACTTACACGGTCGTAACACGGGGCTGTATGCTGAAAAATTCGCCTTTCTTTCCTTTCTCTATCGCTTCCAATCTCTTTCTCTCGCAGTCTTCCCACGATAGGCACGGCTCGATCACCTGCTCACCATGCTTGTTGAACCTTACAAGGTCGTACATAATCTTGTTCATGGGGCGAAGATAGTTAATCCTTTGTTAAAAGCAACAAAATTGGAAATTCAGTCGTATCTTTGGCGAACAATTACGAGAAAATGAAAGTACAACTCAAAGGCACTGTTGTAAGTGTCGACATCAAAAAAGGAACTTCCAAGAAGGGTTCTGAATGGAAGTCAAAAACAATCGTCCTTGAAACAGGCGACAAGTACAAAGAGTATTACCCCGTTGAGTTCGGAGGCGACAACTTCGACAAAGCAGACGGTATTCGTAACGGCGACAACGTAGAAATCGAAGGCTACCTCGGTGGTCGAAAATGGGAGAAAGACGGCAAGACTTCTTACTTCCTCAGTGTCCGTGGATTTGAGGTTGCTATTCAGGGTAGTGCGGCTAAATCAAGCGGTCAGCCTATGGAAGAATCGCCTCTCCCCTTCTGATGTAGCAATTATTCCTCTATTATAGCCCCTGCCTCACCTCGTATCTGCATTACAGGTGACCGCAGGGGTTGTTTTTTGCAGATTTTTAACAAATAACTTTTGGTGGTGCAGTTTCTTTTACTATATTTGCCGTGCCACCAAGTATGAACACAACTAATCATACCCTCACCCGTCCCGCACACGCCGTAACAGGCGGCTTGGTGGCCCTTGCTCGCGGTTCGTGGTGGGGGTTCAACTTTTCAATCACATGAAAAAAACAACAGGTGGTTTGCTTAAATTCAACAAGGAGGCGGTTCTTCGTGACTTCCTTTACGACTCAATTAAGTCTGCGATAGACAAAAAGGACAACAGCATTATTCAACAAAGGGGACTTGAAGATTTGTTCTGCTTTATGGAGCGGACATCTAAAAATCCACTTGCAGAACTAAAGGTTTTTAAGGAGTTTGTAATACCTCATTATGGTGTTTGTGATGTCGTAGTAGTAAAAAACGATTTTCTGATTACAGGCAATGAAATACTTCCATACGAGCAGCAGGTGTCCATATACGCCATAGAAGTTAAAAATGATTACATTGAGCCTAAACACTACAATCAAATATTGAGATATGTAGTTGGTCTTTCCGATTCTTTTTCTTTTTACGAGATTAGGTCTTGTATAATTGGAACTGGAATGAAGGAGTCGCATTATCTGTGTACTGCTCTAAATCAGTTGTGGAGCGAATATGACGACTCAAAAAACATTCCACTCACATATGAGGCATCGTTTGACTTGAACGGAGTTATGTTTAAGTTGCATGAAGGGTTTAGACCGTCTGCAATTCAAAACGAAGATGATTATTGGAGTTTTTGTATTGACCACTATCGCTCGATTGGGGCTATAAAGAACATTTCGGTTGAGGAAAAAGAAGAAATGCTAAAGACGTTAGAACAATGAAGTACACAATCACAATTAATCAACAGGCTTTGCACAAGATGGGATTGCTTGGTGAGGTCAAGGCTAACCACATGGCGGTACTTGAAGTTATCGCTCGGATGGTTTTTAGCAGAATGAAAAAGATGGTTGAAAACGACGTAGTGTACGTTGGGGTTAGCTACGAAACAATCGCCAACGAGATACCATTCTTTGAAATTAAGAAGGACAGAGTAAAGCAAATTGTGCGTGAACTTGGCGACCTCGGTTTTCTTGTAAGATGGGAAAGAAACTCGGCTGAAAGAAGCATTTTCATAGGCTTAGGCCCTAAGTATCAGGAGTATACAGGTATTATTGAGGGTGAAACCAAGGGGGCTTATTCAGGCGATAAGATTTTAGCGTCAAGGCGTCAAAATTTTGACGGTAATCAAGATACTTGTCAAGATACTCTTTCTAACTTAGAAAGTAATAATGTCTTGGTTGATGAATTTGTGGCGTACTTAAACCAAATCACAGGTAAAAAATGCAAGGTAATTGACCCTGTTCGCAAATCTTTCAAGGCTCGATTAAAGGAAGGTTACAGCTTGGAAGACATGAAAACGGCAACGCTGAATGCTTCAATGACTGAGTTTCATATCGAGCACAAGTTTAGCTACATAACACCTGAGTTCATGCTTAGACCCGACAAACTTGAAAAGTTCCTAAACATCGACAAATCTCAGTTGAAGCGGAATATCGAAAAGGTGAAAATAGATTGTCCACCGGATAGTCGTGAAGAAAAGGCTCAAACTACTTACCTTGCGCTTTGGAAAGCAGGAGATGGGGATTGGTTACACCTTGACGACAAAGAACTTGATTGGGTATGGCGCTTTCAAGGTTACGGCAAAACAGAAGGAGTTTACCCGCCGGAACAGAAACTCGTAGAATACCGTAAGTACACCACAGAAGCACAACTGAATAAATGAACGAAATCGCCGCAAAATACAGGTCGCTTGGGCTATCGGTTATGCCCATTGGAGAAAGTAAAAGGCCAATGGTGGCATGGACTGAGGCGCAAAAAAGTATTGTGGAGTACGACTTTGACACGGCGCAATCGGTCGGTTTAATCTGCGGTGCGGTTAGCGGGAACTTAGAAGCCATAGACTTCGACCTCAAATACGACCTATCGGGCGACCTAATGAAGCGTTACCGCAAAGAAGTAGAGGATATTTGCCCTGATCTTGTTAAAAGACTTCTGATTCAGAAAACCCCGTCCGGTGGTTATCACTTCATCTACCGCTGTGCAGTTATCGGTAAAAACACTAAACTTGCTCAACGCGAGGCAAATGAGGAGGAGAAGGCTAAGGGCGAAAGAGTTAAAGTGCTGATCGAAACTCGTGGCGAAGGAGGTTACATCGGTATCTATCCCTCGCAAGGGTACGAGCGGATTAACGGCAGCATAGAGGCTATTCCGATAATTTCAGAGCAAGAGAGAGAAGTGCTAATCGGAACTGCAATACGCTTTAACTCAGTGTTTAAGCACGTAGAACAGCATACCCCGCGAGAGTTTACAGGCACGGCAAAATCGCCTATCGAGGACTACAACGAAAGGGCTGACCCTATTTTACTTCTCGAAAGCTACGGTTGGAAGGTAGTTGGCACTAAGGGCCAAAAGGTTCACATGAGGAGACCGGGCGATACTTCGGCGCTAACGAGCGGTAATTGGGACATTGACAAGGGTTGGTTTTCGGTTTTTAGTACTTCAACTGAGTTTGAGCCGCAAAGAGCCTACAAGCCTTTTGATATTTACCACACCTTGACGAAGAATCGTAGCGTATCGGATAGTGTGCGTGAACTTGTTGCGATGGGGTACGGTGAGAAGCGGGAGGTTGTGAAGAAAGAGGAGAAAGAGCCAATTCGCGCCGTGTCTATCGTGGAGTTAGACTATTTGGTAAGCCGCGAGGACTTTCAGCAGGAGTTAGACGACTACGCCGCCGGACGACTTATACTTGGACGGTCAACGGGAATACATACTCTCGACCCCTATTTCCGCCTAAAGAAGTCCCATGTCAACATAGTGAACGGTTTTGACAACGTGGGAAAGACCACAATGCTACTTTACATCGCTCAACTATCATCCTGTCTGTACGGTGACAAATGGGGAATGTTTATCGGTGAGAACACGGCTCGAAACTATATATCTACCCTACTACAACTCTACTACGGTGAGCGCGTTCAGCACATGAACAGCATGAAGATCAAGCAAGGTGTGGATAGGATTATGTCTCACTTTTTCTTTCTCAAAAGCGATAGGGTTTGGAACTATCAAGAGATATTGGAGGCGTCTGAGAACCTACGGGCCAAACACGGTATATCGCAGTTCCTAATCGACCCGTGGAATAATTTGGCAACGGTCGGTGGTCAGAAAGTGAATAAGCACGACCACGATCATCAGGCTTTAACTGAGATAACGGTACACTCAAAGCAGACCGAAATGACTTACTTTATTAACACTCACTCGGTTACGGCAAGTTACCGCAACAAGGACGCTAATGGTAACTTAGAAGCCCCGAATAAGGGTGACACGGAGGGAGGAACAAAGTTCGCGTCAAAGGCGAGCGACTTCATGACATTCCATAGAAAGGTTCAGGACTCAACCGAGTTCCGGAAAATGGAGATTCACGTCCGAAAGGTTAAAGATACCGATACCGGAGGCCGACCGACACCTTTTGTTGAACCCGTGATACTCGAAATGCACGACGGTTGTAAGTATTTGGAGAGCACAGGCCGCGACCCAATGGCTGAGTGGCGAGGTAGGGATACGCAAGTCAAGATTACTGCAAACACCTCGTTTCTAAAGCCTAAGCCTTATGAGTTGCCTGAGGACGACCCGAATTATGTGCCGTTTTGATGTTAACCACCTGTTAAAAACCGAACACAACTTAAAAACACACTTAACTTTGGCGGTATGACAACGATTGAATTTATTGGATTGTGAATTGGATGCGGGCTTTTGGGTCTTTTTGGCTTTTGGCTTTGCGACAGATTCCTACACGGGTTTAGTGTTTGGAACGATATGCCGTTGTGGTGGTTTTTAGGGGTTATCATTATAGGGCCAACGGCAATAGGAAAAGCAATAGTTTACGCGTTAAACAACCATAAAAAATGACAACGATTGAACTCATAGCATATTGGCTGCTGTTTAGCGCGGGATGCGGTGCTTTTGAAGCATTGCTATTTCACCTTGCTAATCCGGTCAAGACAGACCTTTTCAATCAGAAGTACGGCGATATTCACGGGTATTTTACGATATTTCGAGCCGTGGGATTTCTGCCTATCCTTTTTACCGGATGGGGTGTTGTGGGATTATTGTTTGCTGTGCTGACGTTCCCTTTAATCCACGACGGAATGTATTACGAAGTCAGACATTTGCTCGACGAAAGGCTTTACGAATGTGGCTTTTGGTCAAACGAATCAAAAGACACCACGGCGAAAATATCGCTCACGTTGGAAGAACGCATATTCACTTTTGTAGGAGGCTTTGGGCTTCTGCTATTAACGCTATGACAACATACATAAACATACAAACGAAAGAACGGTACGACTCTTTGCTAAAAAGCGGAATGTTTTGGGAATTTCACCCTGAGTTAACGGGTGATTGGGAAAAGGATAAGGAGGTAATACTTACGAAATGAAAACAACAGGACAAAACGTAATTGTACGGCTTGACAAAGGGGTCGTAAGGGATGAGATTAGGTTCGGTGAAGGAACACTGAAACTCATGAGTCCCGATATGGAAAGCAAGATGAAAAACGGGGCAAAGTCAGGAGAAGTCGTCGCAGTAGGCACGGCTCAATCGCTTGACTCGTTTCGCAGGGGAGGAAACTCTTTCGGTGTATTGGACAATTTTGCAGTCAATGTGGGCCATAGAGTTCATTTTAAGTACCTTGCAATAGGGGCGTATCTTGACCATTTGGCTAACCCTGTAAATGTCAACCCCGGCAATGTGTTCGAGATTGAAGGCGAACTTTATGCCTCGTTCAACTACGGATTCATTTTCCTCAACGAAACCACAAACAAGTGCCTTAACGGGTATGTGATCGGTGAGGTTATCAAGGAGGAGGTAAGTACGATTATCACCGTGCCTAACCGTGTGGAAACGAATCAAATGATAGTATCATACGATAGCCCAAAAGCCTTATTCTACCGTGGCGATGGGTTAGAGGTTAAGGAGGGAGACATAGTTGAGTTCCGTGGCGACCACATTCCTTTCGACGCCCCGCTTTTCAACGACAAGTTAGTAGTAATCCAACAAAACCAAATTTTCGATAAAAAATGACAGCAGGACAAGTTATGATTGCGATAAGAGCCGCAGTGCTTGCGGCGCTTATTTGGATTGTTTTTTGTTTTTTCATGGGAAGTCAATAGTCCGTGGAAGCAGAAAACGTAGAGGTAACGCTAACAAACGAAGACCTTAATCTTCTGATTATTCACTCGTTTAGGAGTGGATATTTAAGCGGGGCAGCGCAAGAAGACCCCGACAGCGCTCTTTACGAGGTTACAAATCACTACAAACCATTTATTAATCTTTTGAAGAAATGAGCAAACAGTACGAAATTGACAGTTTTGAGAAACTGTGCAACGTGGTGAACAATGAGAACGTAGACAGGCTTGCGGTTGACTTAGCGCAATGGCTATTGGTGTACGCAAATACAGTGGAGTCAATCCGCGAAAGTTACCCTGAACTAACTAAAGACAAGCTAAACACCCAAATTGCAAAAGGGGCTTTTGTTTGGGTTGACGACGGTAAAAACGACCTACTTGGCGTACAAGTGACAAATGAAGCAACCGGAGAAGTAACTAAAATTGACTACACGAAAGATGAACAAGAAGAAGAATAAAGCATACCTTTTGACGCTTGCAGAGAGGGTTAAAAACGGCGAGAAACTTAGCCCTGAGCAGCGTCACATTTTCCTGTCAAACAACACCGTTGTCCGTAACGAAGTGAGGGGAAGGATACCAATGAACATTGACGCTTGGTTTGAACTTGCTGACAAGGCCACTCAAAAGACATTTGGGGTTACCTTGAGCGAGGCTTGCCGTAAGACAAGGGTTCGTGACTATACCGATATTCGTAAAATCGTTATGCACACGGCTTATTTTGCAGGATACCCCTCACATGGGATAGGTCAAAGAATGGGCAAACGTGACCACGCAACGGTACTTCACGGTCGCAGAATGTACGAACAGCACGTCGAAACCGATAGTCATTTTAAGGCAATAGCCCGCGCATTTGTTGAAAACATCGTTGAACTTGAGGCTCATGTTGGGGCTTACTCATTATCTTTGCTCGGATTAGACAAAGAATATGAGCTTGAACCGCTTACTGAAATACATTCAAAAAGAACAGCAAGAGTCGTTTAAGGCCGACTTTTTTGACTTTTTAGCCTCGTTCTCCGACAACAAAGTAGCGTTTATTGACAAGGGACGGTACGCCGACGATGTGATAGACGCTTGTGCTCAGGCTTACGAGGTCAACGCAAGCGATATTCGGGACAACAAAAAGAGGTCACGACAGATCAACAGCGCAAAACTTCATGCCGCGTTTTTTATGAGCAAGGTTGACCGTGAGGACGCTTGGAGTGCCGATAGACTTGGTGTGACAAGGGGCACTTTTCTGTACCGGATGCGGCAATTTGCTAATCTTTTTGAGACCGAACAGGTTTTTAGGTCTTACTACTCAAAGATTGTGTTTATCCTCAAAGAGAGGGGTTACGGCTTTGAGTTTCCAAATTAAGAAACAATGGAAGAAAAGGTCAATATTCTATCCGAGTTGTTCCTAATGGTCGTGGACAACTCCGAGGACAAACCGCGATTTAAGGAACTTGTTGAACGGCTTAAAACGCTGTGCAATGAAGATTAAAGTCCTAACCGCACTTTGGGGCAGAACTGAGATAACCCACCTTTTCGCGCTTGGTATTCAGAGGTTAAAGACTGAGTTTGACCTATCCGTAACCGCAACGGTCAGCACCGAGGAAGATGAGGCCATTGCGCTATACCACGGATTTAAGCCTGTTTTTTGTGATAATCAACCTTTGGGCAATAAGTGGAACGAAGGGTATAGGTCAGTTAAGGACGAAGATTGGGATGCGCTACTGATTATGGGTAGCGATGATCTGATTTCCAATGAGTCCTTGTCCGCACTTGTAAACTCAAAGAAGCCTCACGTTGGCTTTAACTCCCTTATTTTCTTAGATAGCAAAACGGGTCAGTCGTATAAGATGCAGTACGCCACGGGCCGATTGATAGGCGCAGGGCGGTTATTACTCCGATACGCCTGTGAGCAAGTTGACTCTTTATGCAAGGTTCAAATCATAAATACCGAGGAAAATGAGTACTTAACCGTCAAGCAGAAAATGCGAATGACGGCCACGAAAGCGTCGGCAGAGTTCATGCAAAAGGCCAAAATGTGTCGGATAGACGATGTTTTTCCAACCGGATTATGGGGTTCAGACCTAAATAAAGCCCTTGATAACAGCCTTGAAAATAGGTTCTCGATATTTGGCTACCCACCCGTTGCAATAGACTTCTTAGACGGCCTTGTGGACGTTAAAAGCGACACCAATATGTGGAAGATTGAGGACTTTGAAAGCCGTTCTCAGCCCTTCGAGTTTTCTAATCTTAATTGGCTGTCTCCCGCAGAGGTAAGCTATCTGTCGCAGTTGCGTAAAAGTACGAGTTAGTCTGCTCAGATACCCACCGAGCCATGCGCTCAACTGACGGGTGTTCGGTATCAACCTTCCAATCCTTTGCAGAGCCTTCTGATACCACAAAGTTCGGGTCATACCACTTTAGAATACGATTGTTTGGCTGTGCGAGAAGATAACCGTCCTCAGCCACAAGCACATGGGCGCATTTGTAGTCCGTAGGTTCTTCTGAATAGGCGTTGTCATACCAATCCACCGTAAATAGGTAATTGGCTTTAACTACCTGCCCGTTCTTTAGCTTAACGTCACAGGAGCGACCTTTCAGGTAGTCAAATGTAACAACCTCGGCATTGTGGCTAAAGCAGTTCCATAGCTGTTTGTAGTCGGCCTCGATGTCGGAAGAAGGTAAAGATAAATATACCTCAGATAGTGGCACTCTTGACCTAACAGCCCCGTAATCCGTTACAATATGAAACGAGATCATCCGGTCGTCGTATGATTGCAGTCCAAAGGCGTAGCATGATTCAAAAGAACCGCTATCCTTTTGGTCTTTGGTAAACCACGACTTTCGTACAAAACACTTGAAATTAGGAATGTTGTGGTTCATCTTCTTGGAGTTTAATCTTTCCCTCTTGAAAAGCCTTCATCACGACAAAAAGTTCGGGCCACTTTTCGACCGGAGTTTCTACAATAACCTCCGTCATTTCACCTGCGGCTTTGACCATTGTGTTGTAATACTCATCCATTTCAGGTAGTGCGTAGACAAGTTTATACATTGGTTTGCAGTCGTTTTCAAGCGCTTCCAAAGTGTCGTTAATGCCTTTTTTAAGCCTCCGACGAATAACGTCTTTGTACTTTGATACCTTGACACCATCTACGGCGTCGGCAAATAGGTTTCCCGCAACAAGCAGGTTTAGGAATTGATGCCCTTCATGTTTCATATCTTAATCGTCGATTTCAAATTCATCTAAATATCCAATCTCCCAATCAATGTAGTGTTGGGTTTCGGGGTTGTACGGGTTAATTGCAATTTTACCCGTTCTCATTTCCGTCATTGCGGCTTCTCGACCTTGACGGTAAGCAAGTGTCTTTTTCAATTTTGATGCACTTTTGAGTAGTCAAACTTACGCCCGAATGTCTTTCTATCGTGTTCGATTAACTTTTCGTTAACGGTCTCGAACAGTATCCGTGCGCTTTGGTTGTGTTTTAGGATAGGGTAGATAACGTCCGCAATGAAGTCGTCGGATAGGTTGTATCTGTCTATTACGGTGAGAATTTCGTCTTTAAGCGTATTGCTTAAAGCCATGCTCACGGCAAAACCATCGCGGTATATCTCGTGTATCATGTGGGTAAATGTACTTAAAAATGTGAACTAAGGCTTGCTTTTAACAAAGTGTTTAGTATTTTAGCCTCGTATGAAACTCAATATCCCTAACTTTTTGATTCCCGAACAGAAGGAACTTGCTCGACTCTTGAAAGATATGCTCGAACAAGGCTACTCATGGAAACGCGAAAGCCTAAAGTGTATCAACGATGTCTACCATTGCAAGGGTCAGATTATTAAGAACATCAACGAGGACACGATTGAGGAGAGAGGTATGGGCTTTGAAGGCTACTGCGATGTCTACAATACTAAGGTAGAGGGCATGACACGGGCCGAAATCGCGGCTATTCTGCTTGGACTATCGGAGTTTGGATTTGAGATTGAACTTACGGGTGAAGTTCCGGTGGTTGAGCCGAAAACAAGTGTTAAAGAGGCTACCGCCTTAACCTACGCCGACGTTATGCGCTGCACAAGTGTCAACGAAGTCCTGCACACCTTGAGAATATCCGGTCAAACCGAAAAGGCCGATGCTTTGGTCGCCTTTCAGGAGCGGGAAGTGAGCCATTCGCGCCGTCTAACGGTTAAAAAGGCCGCAGAGTTCTTGTTCCCCAAACGCCCCGCAAAAGAGGTTCAACCCATAGGTCGACCTTCTGAAACCTATAAACGTAGCGCACGGTCTTCGGATGAGGCGATGAAACTCCTATCTGAGTTCTCTAAAATCGGTATCACAGAGGTAACTTACACGCAAAAAGTGTCAGCAGAAATTAGGCAAAAATTCAATTCTTTGGCCTTACTTTGTGCAAACGCACCCAAAGAACTGATTGATGAAGTCAAACTATCAAGTTGATACTATATACCTGACAAACACCGAGTTAGTCGCTTTTGACTTTGGTGGTGTACGCCAATTTACGGCTAAAAGCACCGACTACGTTCAAATATCAGACAACCGTAACGAAATTCAAGTCTTTATTAGCAACGGTCTTGTTGTGACTTTTGGGGTTACTCAGATAACAACAATCGGTTACGGCTCAACCACGACTACGTACACCGCCGACCCTTCGCTTATTAACTATGCGGCAAGCACTGGAACGGGCCGGAAGATTGACGACATATACAAGGAATTAACTGAAAACGTATTTAAGGGTTGCTGCCGTCCGACAGGCCCGACGATTGTTGGTGGACTCTTGGTGAAATACGCCGACCTTGCCGCACTTCTTGCAAGCGCCCCCGGCTCGACTGACACGCTTTACCTTACCGAAGATACTTCGCTTATCTACCAATGGGACGGCGCAAACTTCGTTCTTGCAAGTGGTGTTCAGTATTACACCAATTTTGCTTCTTTTCCCGTTACTGGTGAGGAACGGGTTTTGTATTTCGACGAGGCCGAAAAGGAAATGTACGTTTGGCTTACATCTTCCTATGTGTCACTATGCTGCGACGCTACACAAGTCATTTACAAGCACTTTCAGGTAGCGCACGGGTTTTCGGTAGGGGACGTTATCTATGTTTCGGCTAATAACACCTTTGCAAAGGCTCAGGCCGATAGCTTGGTTACAAGTTACGTTGCGGGTTTTGTGATTGAGGCATCTGACCCTGATACGTTTCGATACGTAACGCACGGTACTGTGACGGTAGGCGTTCCTGCTGTGACCGGAGGTACTATTATGTACTTATCGGAAACAACTGCCGGAGCATTGACATCTACTGCACCGACCGCACCGGATATTGTTCGACCCGTGATGATGGTCGTTGACAACGGCAATCAGGGCATTGTGTTTCTTAGCCTTGTTGACCCTGCGGCGGGTGGTGGCGGCGGCGTTGCAAGCGTAACGGGCGATTCGGTAGACAATACCGACCCCGCAAATCCCGTGGTCAATGCGATTCCACTCGCGGGTACTACCGCTGGCAATCCGGTGACGGGGGATGTTGAAATAGCTGACGGCAATAAAATAATTAGCACGACACCCGGCTCTTCTGAATTGTATTTATTTTTTAGTGACCCTCAAATTGAAATTAAAGCCGCTGACTTAACATCGTTGTTTAGAACTATTTTAAGCATTGGGACATCCAATATTACTGTGGATTCTAATGAGCCTACATTTCAAGGAATTAACTACGCTGCAAATTACAGGTCTCAATTTACCACCACCTCTCTCGTTGACCTCGGATACGTTAAGGGCTTTATTTGGCACGCAAACGCAGCGCCTACGGTAAATGATGATTCGGGCGATGAGTTTGAAGTCGGCACACTTTGGATTGACTACTCAGTATCGCCGCCGGAACTTTATGTGTGCGAAGACGCCACGCCAACGGCAGCGGTATGGACGCAAGTAGGAACAGGCGGCTCAACCTCACCCGCGGGTTCAGACACGCAAGTTCAGTTCAACGACGGAGGTTCTTTTGGCGCGGACGCAGGGCTGACATTTGACAAGACCAATAATATCCTTTCGGTTAATGAGGCGGGTGCTGTAACGGTTAACGGTGTCGCAATAACCTCTCACATTCGCACGGCAGGAAACGACGGTCTTAGCGAGGTAGAACTCGAAGCCCACAGGCACACAAACACAGCAGCAGCCGGAGCGTCTATCCTTTGGACTCGCTCACGAGGCACATCAGCATCTCCTACAATCGTACAAGACGGCGATAGAATAGCATCTATTACAGGCGCGGCATACGACGGGACGGACTACGCGACCGCAGCACAGATTGATTTTGAGGTAGATGGCAGTCCGGCGTCAAACGATATGCCCGGACGGATTATCTTCAAAACCTCCCCCGATGGCACACAGGCGCTCACCGAGCGTATGCGTATTAATGCTGCGGGTAACGTGATTGTGACTAACGATTTGGACGCAAGCAATGTAACCGTGGACGACGAGGCTTATGGCGTAGCATGGAACGGTAGCGTAGAAGTCCCAACCAAAAACGCGCTGTACGACAAGATTGAAACTCTTGCGGCAAGAGAAACATGGAGCAACGGACAAGGCGCAGCAACCGTGGCCGCAGGAGCAACGGAATTTGGTTCGCTCTTTGGCGGTCAAGTCACGGACAGTACAACCGAATCCGCCCGTCAATCCGTTGTCGTATCAGCCGGAACTATGTCGAGGTGGTATTTCAGAACATCAAACGCTCAACCTGCATCAGGCTCACTTGTGCTTCGCTCGCGGATTAACGGCGCAAATGGAAACCTAATTATCACAATCGCAGCCGGAAGCGGTGCAGGGACTTTTAGCGACCTTGTAAATTCGGACACAGTAGCCGCAGGAGACCTCGTAAATTACAGCGCACAAAACAATGCTTCGGGTGCATCGGCACAACAACTCACAACCTCAAATCTATTCACATTCTCATGATAAAGTACGACTATTTTTTCGGTCAGGGAGTCTTAAAGGTCGCAACCCTTAACCACGGGACTATTCAATTCACTTTTTCGCAAGACGTAGTACCGGAACTTTCCGAGGACGCAAGCGAGGAGGAAATCGCCTACCGAAATCAGATTATTGCCGACAATACCATTCGAGCAGCAATACTTCAAGCCATTAGCACAGACGAGACTAAACTTGCTGAGTTCGTGAACCTAATCGGTCAAGACCCCAATACTGCCTTTAGCACATTCGCCTCGACAAAATTGTGAATGATGTGTTAATTCGCGCCGTGCCTTAAGTAACCCACCTATATTTGGAGTATGATTTACTCCTACTTCCAACATTGGTGGACACGGCGTCCGGTTAGAATGTACCTTGTGTCTATTATAGCCATAGGGCTGACGGTTAATTTATTCTACGCTCGTGAAGGTGAACTGACGTTTAATATCATAGCCCTTACGGCTTGGATAGGCGTTAACTTAGCTTGGTCGTCGCCGCTTAACCCTGCTTTTCGGCATACGTTCAAGCCGTGGATTAAGTGGGAAATGGTCAATCAATACCTCTATCAGACCGAGTACAAGGGATACGTCCACTACGTCAAGTGCCAATGGGATGATACGGGACTAATTTGGTGGTCTTTTGTGTACGACAACGGTGTGCATCTTGACTTCCGAAATGATACCATGATTCAAGCCGTGCTAACCGCAAACGAGAAAATCACGGAAATCTATGACAATAACTAAGTACAACGATATATCGCTATTCCTCGAAAGACACGGCGCTTCTGCTACCACGGTCAAGAACATCACCGATATAGCCGTCGAGCCGTTTGAACTTTTCACTACAATCGGGCTAAAAGACGGTCGCAAGGTGAAAAAAGCGGTTATTGTAATGCCTAATCTAACTCAGGACTTTGTAATTTGTGAGGTGAAATGACAAACAGAGAGAAATTCTTAGCCCTAATCCCCGAAGACGGTCAAAAATCCGATATTCACGGATACATGAGGGGCATTAAACGATGTGACGCAAATTATCAGATTGCGATGAGGCGTTATAGCGAACTTCTTGAGGCGGTTGTGCTATTTGCCGACCAAGTAGAACACAAAAGCGAGAACTTACAAGCCGCATACGACAATTTACTTGCCGTAGCGTTTGATAAATCACGCAATAAACCCTAAAATCAACCTTAAAGAACGATAAGTCATGCACGAAGCAATGTTTTGGATGGGAGTTTTGCTAATCGCAGCGTTACTGATTTGGAAGAGCAATCAAAACGACAATGGCAATGAGAACTTGGAATCATAGGATACTCGCTTTCGACTCTCCGCACGGAGTCTACTTTGAAGCGCAAGAAGTCCATTACGCCGACGGCGTTCCGCGAGCATACAGCGTTGATAAGCGTATTGGCGGAGAGTCTATCGAGGACATCCTTTGGACGTGCGACATGATAAAGAAAGCCTGTGAAAAACCGATACTTTGGGGCGGAGATAGATTTCCGCAGGAGTATAAACCACAAGAAAATGGCTAAATTTGACGATTACCCATTCGGGTGGACGCCTTCAATAGATAGGTGCGTAAACAAAAAAGTAAGGTGCATTAGACCTATTAACGGTTTTACAGAAGGCGAATACTACAAGGTTCATTGGGATTCATCAATAATTGACGACAAAGGAAAGCATATTTGGTTCATGTTTGAGCCGTTTGACAAATCATACTTTGACTTCAAAAACCCAATCGAATGAAAGAAAGAAAGCAACTCGCAGAATCACTAAGGCTAATCGGAATGTATCTTGAGGGATATAGAACCGGAAGTAAAGAGGCTTTCCCGTTTGGCGATAACGTGATAAAAGACCTTTGGGCTGCTGTTCGTGAACTTAATAACCCGATTGAGCCATGAAAAAGATGTGCCGCAACTGCCTTTACTGCTCGACCCTATACAAACACCCGTCGAACAAGAGGCTAAAGGGTCAAATATCCGAAGTCGCGGGTTTTGCTTGCCGTAATCCCGAACTATTCTCAAAGGAACAGGCGTGTTTTATGGAGAAAGACACAGGTGTATGCGAAACGTTCACCCCTAAATACACATAACACAATGAGAGAAACAGGTTTCTTAGAAGTGGCCGACGCAGAAAACGGCCAGTACACCGTGCGAATCGTAGCCGCTAATGGCAAAATACTCGCATCATCCGAAACACTTCGGACAACAAAAGCAGTCGAAAAAAACGTAGACGCAATCGTTGTAGGAGCGTTTAACGGCTCATGGCCCGACCTTATGGACGGAACGAAAGAGAAATGGTTTGCCAAAAACCGTGGATGGACGGAGAAAAGGAAGAGAAGGTCTAAGTAAAAAAAAAGAAGGGGCTGCAACTTAAAGCCCCTTTTTTATGCTAATGAAGTGTTAATTATCACACAGGCGTTCGAGCCGTGCCTACCTTAGCCCCATGTTATTCGAGCAACACTTCACCCGTGAGCGCATCAAGACAATCGAAAACGAGGTATATGTCCTCCACGAGCGCTACAACAACCTGTTCTACAACAAACCCGAACATACGGCTGACATCTTAATTTGGGAACTTACTCTTGCTGAGACCAATAGGGAGATTGTCGCCCGAACAACCGAGCTAAAAAGTCTGAAAGGCGCGTAAACACTACTTTACATAATATGAGCAAAGAACACACACCCGAACCGTGGGAAATATCACACGAAACTCCCGAAGGTTATTTTGCCTTATCAAACGAACATCTTTCTATCGGCGACATTTGGCGTAAAGAAGACGCCGAACGTATCGTCGAGTGCGTAAACTCCTGTGCAGCAATCAAACACCCCGAAAAGATATACAGGTGTCTTACACGGGTACAAGAAATCCTATCCGCAGCACTCACAAACCAAAACCACATCGACACCGATTGCCAATTAGAACTCGCAATAGGACTTATCGAAGAAACCCTCGGTGAAAACGAGGATTAACAAACAATCGAGCCGTGAAACAAGAAAATGACTGGTTTCCAATAGACGAAACCCCAAGCAACCCACCAAGCTACTTTCCATCATCAGATGTCTACATATCCCAATCCATCTTCTTT